GACCCCGTGGAGGTGGTGTATGTGGCTTGCGGCGACGTGGTGCCCGCAGCGTAAGTGTAAATCAGCCCACCCGACAACGGGTCGCCGTTGTTGTCAAAAAACTGCGCCCCAACCCCGGCGAAAAGCGAAAGGATAACGGCCATGGTCTACCTCGGCACAAGGGTTATTGCGGGTGCAACAGTATAAGTTACACGCAGATAGTCGTATGGCGATAGCCAAAATACCCCTGCGGTTAGACCGACGCCATAGAAAGTTATGTTGTCTCGGGAAAAAGCAATAGCTGACACGGCGCCGCCCGTCACAATCAGATCTACCGAGCGGCCGGTTGTGTTTTGAAAAATGAACGGCGACGCGCCAACGGTGACGCCGCGGGGCTGAATGCTCCATCCTGGCACCTCGTCGGTGCGAGGAGGCGCAACGGCAAGCCCTTCAATGGCTTTGCGCAGCACAAGGTTGGTGTCAACGTCGTAGCCCCCAGAAGGGTTAAGCGCGGCGTCTTGCAAGGCGTTGAGAAAAACGGACGGGTCTGCTGACAGGGGGCCGATCTGCAAGTCTTGGAGGGACTCGGTGTTGGACCCGCTGCCCGCAAGGATGAACAGGTTAAAGAAAAACCGATACCACTCACGCGTCATCAGCCCCGTGTTAGCGTCAAGAACCGGAACGCGCGGCGCCGGAAGGTTGGTGACGTTGAGAACGCTAGGCATTGGTTGGCCGGGCCGCCAGTTCGGCGCCCATAATGGCGATCTTTACCGGGTCTGTGCCGGACACCTCGTAAACCCGGTCGCGGATCTCAAGTGTCATGCCAAGGCGGCGCCAGATGGTGCGAAAACCAAAGCGCCCGATGCGTCCCATCGACTTCCAATGTTCGTTCGACCAAGTGTGCCCGCCATTGTCCGACCAGCGCAACATGACCTGCGGGTTAGCTCCTTGAACAACTTGCGGCGTGGCTTCGATAAAATCGCCCGCTTCCGTCACCAGAAAGTTTCCGTTTTCAGCTAGCAAATAACTAATTACGCCGATAAAGTCTGTCCAATTTGACCCCGATAAGCCTACGCCTGTTTCGCAATCAAGTTGCAAACTGTAATGGGTCGTGCGCTTTAGGGTGTTCTGGCCAGTTGGCAGCGCTCGCCAAGAGCGCAACCACCGCTGGATTGCGCCGTTGTCGGCGTAAACGTCGAGGTCAAAGGCGTAGATGTTGCCGTTCTCGTAATCTCCCACGACCACTTCGCTGTTGAACGCCATCTGGCAGTTGCTGCGGTGGCGGGTGAAATCGCCGTTGCTCCACCCCGCGCGCTCATGCCATGCCTGAGTTGCGATGTCGTAAACCCAGGTGGTGTCGGCCTGCGGGAAGATCAGCACATAGAACGAGTGGCCGTCCTGCTGGTAGGTGTAGGCAATTGCGTCCGACAAATTGCCGTACTGTTGGATCTGCCATTCAACGGCGTGAGTTGAAATGCGAACGGCTTGGTAGCCGTTGGTACGGTAGACGATGCCGCGCCCGCGAGCGTCCGCGCCCAACCAGAAGACGCTGTTGTCCACTTTGGCAACGGAAAAGGCGGCGGCGCAACCTACCTCGTTAAAAGCGCCCTGAATGCGCTGGAGCGGAAAATCAGCTGTGCCAGCGTTGTACCAAACTTCGGTCGAGTTGGTGCCAAACAGCCAGACCTCACGGTTGCTGACAATTAGCGAGATAAGCCCGTCTGGCGAGCCCTCGGCGCTGGCAAAGTCAAGCGGGTCAACTTGCGTGCCTTCAAGCAGGCTCGTCACCCAAATCTTTTGGCTGTTCGGTTCGTTGAAGACGAAGTAGCCGTCAAGGTAGCCAACGGTGACCGCGCCGGGAAAATCAACGTCGGTGATCTTCTGAAAAACAGTCGTCAGCGTGTTGTAGATATAGCTAGGGCCGTTGGCGGCGATAAACAACTGCGTACCGTTATCGACCATCGACACCGGGCCGGTGTTTTCAACTGTTCCAATCGACGCGACATTCCAGTTCGTATCAACGCTGTAAAGCGTGTCGCCGGACACAACGTAGCCAAAATTGCCTAGTTGCCAGAGCCCGCGAACCGGGCCGGTGCCCAGCGTGGCAAGCAGGCGCAGGCCAGGCGCACGCTGAAGGAACGCCGGCTCCTTGCCCGCCTCAGGCACAATCTCGGGGAACAAGTTCACCATACGGCTGTCCGCAGCGTTGGTGCTGCGGGCGACGTAGGTGCTGCCGAGGATCGGCGTCTTCATCAGAAGTTGCCAGCGAAAATGTTGTAGCGCTGGCGGGTGCCCACGATGCTGTAAGGCAGCGCCATCACGTCATCGGGGTTGTTGATCCGCTTCAGATTGCGCTTCGACGCCATGGCGATGCGCGACACCTGGAAGGACGGCTCAACGCCAAACTCCGGCGCCATCTCGCAAGCCAGATTGTAGCGAAAGGCGCGCAGGTAGCCCGGCGGGAAGGCTAGGTCGGTCGCCAGATTGGCGGGCTGCGACAGCGGCTGCACGGAGACGATGTGGAACTCAAGCACCTTCGTCGGCACCGGATAGACGTACATCTCGATGTTTGGGTACGTCATGTTGACCCACAGCACCTGGGGGTAGGTGCTGGTCACGGTCTTCACGGCGATGCCGTTGTACTGCTGCTGGTTGATCAGCTTGAGGCCGTAGGAGATGCCGGTCGCCGGATCGCGGAAGTAGGTGCTGTCTTCCACCAGGATTGGGCGGTCGCCCACAATGTCGCCGGTCGGCCCAAAGGTGCGAGAAAGCGCGCCGGGTGGCCACGTCTCTACTTGATCAATGGTCGAGAACACGGCGAGGCGTTCGGTGTTCCAACTGTCGATCATCTGGTTCATGGCGTTGAGCGCGTCTTGAGACGTCTCAGAGGACGGCGTTTCGCCTTCGGCCAGCACGCCCAGCAGGCGGAGCGATCCGTTGATGATGTCGCCTGCCGTGGCCATGTCAGTCGTCCTTATTGGCGCGCGGGCGGCCTCGACGGCGCGGGGCCTCAGAGGTCATTGTATCACCGCCAGCGGCGCGTGCCAGCATATTGACGGGGGCCGCGTTTGCCTCCGCCATCCGCGACCAGCCGTTCTCCTCGTCCTGTTCGGCCTCAAGGTCCATGAAGGCGACCTTAACGCCGTGCCGAGGGTGTTCAAGGTAGATGACTGGCATGTGAGCCTCAAAAGGTCGGCCCCCTGCCGAAGCAGGGGGCCGGGTACATTACACGACGCGGTAGAGGGTCCAGGCGCCGGCCGCAGACTTGCGGGCGACGAACTGGGCGCCGGTCGTGACCGGGACGGTCATCGTCAGCGAGCCCGTGATCGTCCAGCCGGTGTTGGTGGCGATGATCGCCGTGCCGGAGGACGTGCCGAGGTTCACCAGGCGGAAGGTGAACGCCGTGCCCACCTTGTCCGAGTTGGACAGGACGAGTTCCAGATCCGCCACCGTCGGCAGGGTGTAGGTGACGGACGCGGCGGTGATCCCGGAGTTCGCCAGGATCAGCCCGTTCAGCACCTGCGCCGGGGTGAGCGTCGCCGCCGTAGTGACGGAGACGGGATCGGGGAGCGCGTCGATCAGAGGCTCGTTGAGGTTGCCGTCACCGACCTGGTAACCGCCGCCGCCATTCGGAATTGCCATGTTCGTGTTCTCCTTTCCTGTGCCTTAGCCCCAGAGCCGCACGGCCATGGGCGGGCGGATGGTGTTGAAGCCGTAGAGGACGTCGATACGGCAAGGCAGGCGGTCGTTGTTGATGTCGTACTGGCGCACGACACGCAGCGAGATGCCGTTGTGAACCTGGCGAGAGGCCATGTCCACGCCCTGCGGCAGCAGCAGGTCGGCCGTGGCGAACGAGATGGCGTCCTTGTGGTAGATCAGGTTCTGCGGGTACTGCGTGGAAGCAGCGCCGAGGAACGTGATTACCGCACCCGACTGCGGGAAGCTATCGACGGTCGCCAGCGCGTTGGACGAGGTGTAGATCGCCGGGGCGATCTTGACCGCGGTGTACGCGCCGCCGGACGCCGCAATGGCCTCCGTCACCACGAACTGCTGGAGCGAACCCGTGGACTCGCGGGTCTGCGGGTTGACCGCAAACACGCTGGCAATCGTGAACACGTCGCCAGCGGCCAGCGTCTGCGAGCCGGTGCCGGTGATGTTCAGCGTGGACTGGCCCTGCGTGGTCACGGTGGTCGTCACCGTGTGCGCGCCGGTGCGGGA